CGAAGGCCCGCCAGGCTCCGAAGGCCCGCCAGGCGTTTGTCAACGGGTCAAGGCGTCTTCGTTCTGGGGCGATTCAATTTAAGGGGAAGCGCGGTGTTTGGAGACCGCGAAAAGGATGTGGATGTGGACGATAGCTTGTCAGATGCTGCATGGACGGCGGCGTCTTTTCATAGAGGAGCGGCCTAATTTACAAAGACGTGAATCATGACCGTAATTATAGCAATTCGTACATTTTACAAGTGGACAGTAACATTGCGTATGGTACTGACTACCACATAGGTAACAGTACCCTTTGCAGAAACGCTTGCGTCTCAAAAAGCGTTTTTTTAGATGTTTTCCAGCTTTGACTACAATAAACATTTGATTTGTCATTCCTCTCCTTTCTCTTTTAATATATAGACAAACATGTGGTCCAAGATTTTGACCGAACTTTTGTGCTTAATTTGCCTGGCGTTGTTTGTTTGGGTCATGATCCAAAAGCACCCTGTCATTCCTTATGAAGATCTCTTACCAGTTGAAAAGTACTGCGCCAAACATTTTCGAAGTGGGGATTTAATTGTAACATTTGGTAACTATCTAGACTTGTTACACCCTGGACATTTGGCAATTGTAGTTGAGGGCACTGAGTATCACCAATTATACGTATGGGAGCTAGATTCCCAAGAAAAAACTTATGTGCTCAAACCATTAATGCCTTACCTGCAACGCGCATATCAAGATAATCGTAAGGTATTTGTGCGTCATTTACAGGGACCCAAACTAGATCTTTTACCTATTCTTAAGACCTACCGACACGTTCATTATGAGTACCAGGGCATCTTAGAGTACTTTAATGTTCTTTTGCACAAATATCTTTACTTGCCTGGTATTGTAACTCAACCTTTAGATGCAACTGCGTGTAAGCGACATTTCTACTGTTCCGAAGCTGTCTTTAGGGTTCTAGTGGATGTAGGTATTTTAGACTTGGGTGTATTTCAAAATGTTCCAGACATTGACCAAGACAGCTTGGAAGCCGAATTCCACCTCATCTACCCTAAATATTTACTTCATCCCGAATTTTGTATCAATGATTTTATTTACAGTCCTTACACTTACACAGAAGCACGGGCCGTTAAAATGTAACGGTTGTCCGAACTTTGCTTGCTGTCTTGCGCTTTTTGTTCTTGGTTTTGTTCTTGGTGCGTGGAGGGGGAAGTCGGCGACCTCCAAATGTCATAGGTTCCTTCTTGGTCATAGGTTTGGGTGACGGCGCAGGCGAAGGGGCCACGGGGGCCACGGAGGCCACAGGGGCGGCTGATGACATCGTCGTGCACTTGAAGAAGTCATCCACCGTGGTAAGATTGTAGCTTTCGTTGTAAGCTTGAGTGTAATAACGACTGATGACCCTAGCGGCTGTTCGTTTGGTTTCGGAGGGAAATGGCATATAAACGGTCTGGAAGGTATTTTCCAACTTGCGAATGTACTCACTGAGATCAATCTTGGATTCCAGTTTTTGTTCTTGGATGTACTCAGCATCGTCGACCTTCTGGGCAACTTTGGCGCTAGCCCTGCCACATATGGGGAAATATGAAACCCTGGTTCCTGGAGTCGGCCTATAACCTGGTTGGCGCTCCTCAATCTTGCTGGCAATCACCCAGGCCACCGCGTTTTCAGGAGTCGCGTATTTGGCTGCGAGGTTGCATGTCAAGATAAGTTCTTCAGTGGGTACTTTATGTTCACAGAGTGCTTTGAGCCTGTCCTCCATTATCCTGAGGGATTTGGATACATCAAGTTCCAGCAAGATAGCCTTCACCACTTCCCAAAATATGTTTCGTTGAAAGATGCAAAAACTGCGGCGAACACCAGCAACTCCTTTAGCGTCCATTTTGGGTTCTTTTTGCTCTGGAGTTTCATAGGCTATGGCTACCCGGCATTTCTTCTGAAACATAAGTACACGCTTATAAACCTTTTCAAACTCCAGGTTGATCGTAGATCCCACCAATTTTCTGAAGCGCTCAGTAATCTTCTCTGCCATAGCCGTGGCAAGTTCAAATGATCGAAGAAATCCCTCCTGATTAGCAGGTAAATCAAAAAGCACAAAGATACTATCAGTGTCCCCTCCGATGACCCTCGAACCACACGTCTTGAAGTCATTCTCAGCCCATTCTTGGCACTTGAAAATCAAGTTACGACCCACTGCAGTGGTGGCGGCGGATACTTCCAAGCAAGACCAATCGTTCATGTTTGCACCAGTGCCGCAAAAACCATAGATCGAATTACAGACAATCTTCAGATTCAGCTGGCGAGCATTGAAGACCCCAGCCAATTCCTGATATTTCTTGCGCTCGTCAGGGGTCTTAGCTTCTTTGGCCATGCGTTTCGCCCATTTCAGTTTCTTCTTGGCGCGGCCACGAGCATCCAATAGGTCCTTGCAAACCATGGGTAAGATCCCGGGCAAGTTCTGAGCAAAGGTTAGCTCACCCAGGTCCGTGTCAACCGATCGGTACTGCATGTGCGGGTACCGGGGTTGGTCGGGTTTAACCAGCGTACAAAAGCACAGGTTCATGGCTCGGATAATACTCGGATACAAGGCTTCAAAATCCAGGACCGTTAGGTTATGATAGAAGCCAGGGGTCACATCGAGGACAGTGGCCCCCTTGTAACCATCACTGTTCACAAAATCCAAATTGGACAGCGCAAATTGGTTTTCCCGAAGCTTGACAAACAACAAACTTACGACTCGAAACATTTGACCTTTGCTCAGAAGATCATCTGTAAAGACCCGGGTTACTTTGCTGAGTTCCAAGAGATCCTCCACCAGCAAGTAATGCTTGATGAGCTCAATGGGTAGGTAGGTATCCTGCAAACAGTAAGCGGCAATGAGCCCGCGATTCTCGGGGATACCGCTGTCGAAGAGTTGGAATTGACGCGCTGCTGGCATATCAATCTTCTTTTTGCCAAGTGCATGCTTCGAGACTGCGTTTAGACTGTATGTGTCCAACTTGAGTCGCCTGCGAAATTCAGGAAGGAGATCAATATTGATACAACCCGGCATCACAGGACATTTCTTCTTCTTGGGAATTTGGCATGTTTCACGCACCACATGACCCCAATAAAAAAACCGACTGTTGGGTGATAGCCTTTCCATTCGTTTGTACATATACCACCAGTCAAACTCCTTGATGTTGTAGCCAGTGTAGATGAAAACACCACGTAGGACACACCAGTCACGTACACTCTCGAGTAGCTCGACTTCCGTATCGTAGCGGTACACCAACGCTGCTTCCATATCTGGCGGCACGATGGTCTCCTTCAAACAAAAAACCACTCTTTCCCTCGCATCGGTTACCGAGTTCCAGATAGTTGCTGCAAATTGAATGACATGATCACCCTCTCGTTGATGGTTGGGAAACTCGGTCTTTTGAGGATTCCGCCAACCTTTGGCATCGGAATGAACTTCAATATCAAAGCTGCAAATGGTTAGAGGGAAATTTTCATCCCTTTCCACAGGCACAAATGGGGAGTTGCGACTGGGGTTCCAGGCGCAGTAAACTTCAAGGTCTGAATGAGTTGCTCGATTATTCAACGGATTCACCCTATAGCGAGGAATCTCCACAAAACCACCAGGTTGGGTGTGGTGGATTTGAACAAAATGTTGGGCTGGCTTAATGCGATGTTCCACCACTTCAACCACCTGGGACTCCTGATTTTGGAAGGTAATTCTCTTGGGTCCAGGATCCACACGTTCCCAACCACTCCTTGGATCGCGCTTGTAGTTGCAAAGAGCGCGTTTGACGCGGCGAAAATCACCCTCGGATTTAAAACTGAATTGACCCCAGGTAAATGTACGAAAACGCGGAGCATGAGGATCCACATTGCAACCATTGGCATCTTTGAGATGCATGACTTGTGAGAACATCTTCTCCTCTTGCCGAAGCCGAAAAGTCTTGCGAATCCAAGCATCCAGGGAACGAAAGGCCCCCACGTTGTCAGCATGAATCTTAACCATCATAATGTGATAGTAAGGCATGATGACACTAATACTCTTTCCATCCTTGAGAACTCCACCGATGACCGCATATGATGGATCTCCCCAGACCTTCTTGCCATCCATAAAGCAATCTCCATTAGTTGTCACTAGTTTTTCATCAGAACGATCACAAGCCCGAGGATACCCATAGGACAAATGAAACGTGAGCATTTGCATTGTGATCTTGCCTTCGTGAGAAGACATCAGATCCCGATGAGGCATCGGTGGATTTGAAGCAGACAGCCGCAGCGACGAAGACGACGACATTCTTTCTTGTAAGGCGCAACCTGAAAAAAAGTACACATAATAAAGGTTGGCAAAGCGAAACGCAACTCTATTATCGAACACTACATAATAAAGACCAATGAAAACCCTGCGTATTTGGTACTACGCTGGATTCAAGAATTTTGGAGACCGCCTATCCACCTACATTCTCAATCACTATGGTCGAACTCACAATGTCAAATTTGTTTACACGCCCAACAAAAGCCAAGCTGACATTATTGGGATCGGATCTATTCTACACTCTATGCCTTCTAACTTCCGGGGCCAGGTGTGGTCCACTGGAAGTCTTCAATACCCTCACACAGCGCGGAACTTGGGAAAGGTATGGGGGGTTCGAGGAAAACTAACAGCGCGCAAATATGGCGGCCTTCCCGTCATCGGGGATGGAGCTCTGCTCCTTCGACACATGCACCCGAAACCGGTGAAGAAAAAGTATCGTTTGGGCATCATTCCACATTATGTGGATCGTAAATCAGTGCTGCAAATGGTTCGACCTCGGTCAGATGTTACCATCCTTAACATTCATGATGATCCAGCTGTTTTCATTAAAAAGCTCAGACAATGTAGGTGTATCTTCTCATCCTCTTTGCATGGACTTATTGCTGCAGATGCTTTTGGTATCCCAAATCGACAATTTAGGGTCCCCACCAGCAACAAGATTAGAGGAGGTTTCTTCAAGTACAAGGATTACTATAGCGCATTTGGTCTTCCCTTGCCCAAGTGCATTATTCTGAAAAAGGATACTCCATTAATGACTAAATGGTATCCTCTTACCCTCAAGCATTACTCAAGACCCGGTATGGGTGCCTTACAGCAACGATTGTTGGCTGTGACCCAAGAAATGCTAGCGACTCTGAGCCGCTAGAAGCGGAAAATAGGTCTTGAGCTGCCAGGCCGTTAGGCGAGCCCTGGCTAATTGCTGCCATTTCTTGATCAGGTAGAGATACGTGGTTTGTCGTGGACTGCGCGAAAATGTGGACCACGGTTTGTAACGAATGAAATGGAATATCCGCGAAGTCCGAATCAATTTGGAATTTTCCGGGTTTATGGTGTTGTAGCTTGATGATATGTAGTTGATACGGGGCTGCTCCTGAGTAATCACATAAAGGGATAACAGACTGTCGTCGCCTTTTCGCGGGGCCCCAGCTGTGATAGCCAATTTGTAGAGCCGGGCCATTTCGTTGCTAAAACCCACCTTTTCCAAATTTACGTTGTTGTAAAAGAGCACGCCTGTTTGGGGCCTCCGTTGTCGCAACTTGTTTTTGTAAACCGTCAAATGTTTCTCATACTTTGGAACATCATTATACACGGTTTTCCATTGAAAAATTTTGTGAAGGCCCACCGCACCAATGAACTGCCCTGACAAACGAGCTACCATTTGTGCTCCACCCAGCGTCTTGGAACACAAGAGGTCGCCATCGACCGCCACGCTATGTGTAAAACCCCGGTGTCCAAAGATTTTTGGGGCCCAAAAATGATAGTAACACTCCACCGGATACTCAAATCGGCGATAGAACTTAGATTTTAGGTTAATTTCCACACACCCAATTTTGTGATATTTCATGAGATGCTTCATGCGCTTGGAAAATTTGGTACCCACAATGTGCAGCGGAACCCCCGGATTGTGAGCACGAAATGATAATAAAGTTACCACACATTTTGGAACATAACCATCGTTGGAGACGCAAAATATATTATAGCGCATGTGTTTGTTTTTTAAAGTTCAAAAGTACTGATATCTAGCTTAACAAAAGAGAAGACTGATGTTTTGGCCTCGATCATATACACGACCACTTGGTAAGATACAAAGAGAATTCGCGCCTCAGCCGCAACCCCAAGACCCCGAGCCCGCACCAGCTGCTCCCGCCACCTCTGAACCCACAAAAGATCCCGAGCCCGCTACCGCCGCTCCCGCCGCTCCCGCCACCTCTGACCCCACAAAAGCCCCCGAGCCCGCCACAGCCGCTCCCGCCACTCAGCCCACCCATGACATTCACACCACCCCTGACCCTTTGGATTTTGACCGACAATTGGCCAACATTCCATCCGACGATGACATGGAAGATGCTACCAAACCCATCCAGCCCCCCTTGGAAAGCCAAGAAATTCAAAAACTCAAGAAATTGAAGTTTTCGGAATTGGTGGAGCTTGGAGCAACGTTAGGGTTGCCTAGACTGCGAACAAAGCGGGAAATGCGGGAAGCCATTATGAAGGCTCGCCAAGAAAAAAGTGCATAAAAATTAAAAAAAAACGTCCATTATGCTTCAGGCACTTTACAGGACATTATTTGTCAACCCCTTACGCAAACTTTATCTTGAAGGTCCTTCCGTTTACCAGGTTGGGTTTTGGGAAGGGCGCGTCTTTACGGATATTTGCAGGGAGTTAACCAGTCACAGTGAACTATTTTGGGAAACTCATCCTCGAGAGTGTCTGGACATTATTGAGCGCAAGTTTGGATCATTTGTGGGAACTTTAGAGGTCATCATGTATTTTTACTGCATGTACCTAGCATGTGATTACATATCCAGCAAATTCCTGCGTCCCAGAAATCCAATCCTTCATTTATATGTTCCTGTGGGTAAAGAGAATGATCATCAAAACCCTCGCATTCATTATGTTCCTCCTGGTGCTACCGCTGCTGGTACAGGCCTTACATAGGTACTTTGCCAGCAAGGCGCGCTACCAAATTCAACAAAGCCGTATTTGGCATTATAAAGATCAACAAGCTACCCTACTATTAGACCCATGTGGATCGCAAGTTACTGATGTTAATGTGTGGGTGGATCCCACAAATTTAGGGGACAAGGAGTACCTGACACTTCATGTACATCAAATAAGACCAGAAAGCAACTTTTATGAAGAGCTATGTGAAGCCAGGATCGATCGAAAATGCCCCACACGAGTGCGATTCCAGCTACCCTCACCCATCGACGGGTGGTCCACCAACCCACTGTGGGTCACCATCGATGCGTCTGTGACCGCTGAGGCAGCAACGGTTCCCCTGTGTCTGAGTGTGGGCCTTCAAGGTGCGCCATCCAAAAACTTTATTCGTATTTAGACATATTGGGAAGATACGACCAAAGCATACGCGTATTCGTGCCAGTCAACGAACCGCCCGATTCTTGGTACAGTCGGGCTAAGGTATGATGCATACGACCCCGAACCTCACCCAAGCGCTTGAAGATGGCTTGTCGCAAAGGTTGGAGCACGTGGATCTCATAGGCTGTTTGAACCGCATCCGCATAAGGAATACAAGATAATAAAAAATCCAATTGAAATTCACGACTCACTTGTTCCCCATCACCCAAGTCAAATGTTGCGTGGATCATAAACTTCTTAGATTCGCGCCCAACTTGAGCATCGTACATGTAGAAGCCACTTTGTTTAGCATCTTGGTTGATTTCAAAACCATCAGGCGTCACTTCTTTTTCCGCAACCCAGTTCACCCTCACGATGGGAGGGTATTCAACATAATTCTCATCATCTCTTAAAAGCAGCTTCTTTTCCAAGCATTTCTCCATGTTGAACACCATCTCATCCATTCGGTAGATGTTAAGAAGTGGCATTTTGTACATGTGAGAACGCCCTGGGTCGTCTTGCATTTCCTGGAATACCTCAGCTCGATCTTTGCCGAAAGAGGCCAGGAACCAATGATGTCTGGAAACCCGCGATCGGCGCTTCTCACCAAGCTCACCAACCTTCACTTCAACCTCGCGAATAAAGTCTTCCAGAAGCAAATCCACGTATTCAGTAGTCATTTTGTGAACCTATAAAACAAAAAGAATCATGGCCAAAAATCTAACAAGCAAACAGTACTGTCGGGATATTATTACGCCAGGGTTGCAAGCTATGCACACTGCAAACGCGCACCTCCCACAAGCGCAACGCAGCGTCCTGCAAGCTGCTATCCTCAAAGGGATGATGTGGGACCAGGGGCGCACAATTAAAGTAGAATTCTTAGAAGGGACCCAGGAACAGAAAGATTGGGTTAAAAAAATTGTCACAGAAACTTTCACGCCAGATCTTATCAATCTTAAATGGGATTTTGACCACGGGGGAAGAGGTGATATTCGAATAACTTTTGACCCCAACGGTGGGGCATGGAGCTACATTGGAGATCCAGTTAAAAATTCGATTCCTCCCAACGAACCGACACTCAATTTGAGCTGGGTTGATGATAATTATAGAACGGATCCGCGATCTGTGGCTTCTGGGTGTTGTGGCGGAGTCGTAAAACACGAATTTGGCCATTCTCTTGGCCTTACCCATGAACACGCCCGCCCAGATTACCCTATCGCCTGGGATTGGCCAATTGTTGTCGCAGCTCTCAGCGGCCCACCAAATTATTGGGATGAGGAAATTATTCGTCAACAAATGACATCCATTTATAATGAAGACCAAATCCAAGGAACCGAATTAGACACAACATCCGTGATGATGTACATGTTTCCAGAAGAGTGGATTTTGCCCGAATACAGACAATATTACGACCTTCCAGATGAACCAATCCAACATCTCTCTGAACTCGACAAGAAACTTCTGAAAGAAATGTATCCACCGGACGGGTCTTCACCGACGGTTGACCCCGATCTTATCGACAACATTAGCGAGACTACTTACTATGACGAGGATGGTAACCAGCTAGACCTACCGGATGGTGAGATCACTGCGGTGACGCAAACTATTGACCCCATAACCGGTGACGTACTCAACGAGGATGTGGCGACTCTAGGTGCGGCTTCCGAGGGTGGTAATTGCCGCTACAGCACTCTACAGATCGTCGCCATTATCCTAGCAGCCTTAGGTGGCCTAGCTATGTTTGTATTGCTTGTCGTGTGGTTCTGGAAGTCTTGTGGTAGAACGTAAGGTCTAGTATATTGTACGTGAGGCGCTGGTATACCCGGGTATTTCCAAGTTCCAAAAATCCCCATGTTTGAACCTGAGAATATTAAAGGATCAAGCGAGCTGCCGCCGCGAAAAAAATTTTTTTGGTCCACATTTTTAAAAATTTTTGAAAAACCCAAATATCCCCCAAAAATCATTTAGGGCACTTTAGTCCCAGCCCTAAAATTAGGGCTTTGTTGGAAAACCCGGATATACCCGACCAAATATTCTAACATTTGATTGGCCAAAAAAGGTTCACTCGCGAGCCATAATTCGCAACTTCTGGAAACCCAACGGACCCCAACGGACCCCCAACCCTCATGGCTCGCATCCGCATTCACTACTTATGGCATCTTATTCTCAAGCATTATGCCAAGCTTTGCAACACAACATGGGCCTCCCTGAAGGAACGCGTTGTCGGGGACATCAAGGTCGCGCAAATAGTATATCAGTACGCTGAACCATCCGTACGCAACGCTGGAGTGGACATGTATCCGACGTACGCTTACCACTTTATGTACAATTTGGACAAAAATGTTATCAATAGACGCGTGCAGCAGCTTCAAAAGTGCGTGTTCGACGACTGTACGTTGCGTTTTTGGCCCAACAAGGCGCGTAAGTACTGTTTGGGTTGCCGCGACCGCCCTGCCATTACCAAAAAAGCCAACCAGAAAAAGATGAACCGGAAGCGCCGCCAAGGCATCGTCAGCACTCCGTGCAAAGTCAAGCTTGTCAAGTACGAAGATTGATTAATTAAAAAACAATTCGAATTTTGATTTTTGCGTAAACTTTCCGTAGAATTACTAAACAAGTTTGAGTGTTCGAATTTGCGTACTTGCACTAGATAGTTTCCACTTAGTCACATCCACAAACATTCCACTTTTCTAAAAAATCATGTCGACAACCATTACTCAAAGTCAAATTGAATCATTGTTCGAAGAGAACCCAGTCTCAGGTCCCCACCAAGGATTCTGCACACCCAGTGAGCGCTTTGGCGCCGGAAAGCCTTTGCTGGCGAAGATTGATTATGAATAAATTCTACTTTTTATTTTGCGTAAACCAGGGGAATCTGTACGTCCGAGCTGAATGGTTTTGCCTCGAATATGACTTCGATTATGTTGAATTACTAAAACAAGTTTGAGTGTTCAAATTTGCGTACATATGCGTTCCACTTAATCACACACCCACAAACATTCCACTTTTTCCTGAAATCATGTCCGGAACAATGACTCAAAGTCAAATCGAAGCGTTGTTCGAAGAAAACCCAGCAATCAAAAATGTAAAGATTAGAGTTGATAAAAAGACTCAAAAGGCATCAGTGATTGATGTTATCAAATTAGTAACTGGTCAAAATAACGACGCCGCATCAACCATATTCAAGCGACTTTCGAACGATGTTCGAACCAATTGTTCGAAACTCAGAATCAACGGAAAAGGTAGGGAAACTCCAGTCGCCGACGCTCCTACGCTTGTATCCCTGATTTGGGAGCTTCCAGGTAAGGCTGCCCGTGCGTTTAGGCGTCAAAGCGCTCACTGGGTGTGCAGAATCCTTGGTGGGGACCTGAGACTAGCCCAGGAGATCGAACAACGTTATGTACAAACTTCGCAAGAAGCCAAGTCGTTCTTCCTTCAAAATGCACAGCCTGGCCCTTCCCAAAACGTGGAGTTTGAGCGCCGCCTCAAGCAACGCCAAATGGAGCTGGATATGCAGCGTAAGGAACAAGAATTCAAGTCAGAGATGGAAGAGCGTAATATAGCATCACGCCAACGTCAAGAAAAAATGAAGCTTGAAAACGAGGAAAGGCGCTTGGTTTTACGCCAACGTCAGGAAAAAATCAAGCTTGAAAATGAGGAACGACGCATGGTTTTACGTCAACGTCAAGAAGATTTCGACAATCAAACCCTGGCTTCGATGAAAAGGTCCATTGAAGTGCTCAACATGGATGATCGTGATCGAATTTGGTTTAAAGACCTCGTTCGAATTTGTCAAAAACGCAAGGCCGATCAAATGCTTGGGCGAATTGGTAAAGCCGCCGAGGAAAAGCCTGTTCAGTTTATTTCCATCCCCCTTGTGGCTGCTCAAATGGGGGTCCGTCCAAACGGCAAGGAGTCATTGATCGGACGGCGCATGGTGAAACTCTGGCGCGAAAAGTATGACAAGGGACGCAAAGAACAACCACCAAAGCGCGTGAGTTTGTATCAAGGGCGGGAAATCCTGGCGAATTCCTATACTGAAGAAGACACTGATATTATGCAACAAGCTATACGGGAAGTCCTTTTGCTCGACGACTAGGCTCGGGCTTCAATTACCAAAGAGGACAGCGCTGAATTCACGCGCCATATACGCCTCTCTAAGTTTTGTAAGTCTGGATGTGAGCTGGACCTCACTTCAACTCTGGAAGTTTCTCGGAACCCCACACGTTTCATTTGTGCGCTTAAAGTTTCTTCATCGTAAATAAACTTGTGGCCATGCCTGATTTATTAATATTGGAAATAATTAAACAAACTTAGAAAATCCTAGAATGTCAAATACTCCCAATACTGAACAAGGGTAAATCAAACCCAAGCCCTCGAAAGGGCGCTGCAGTTAGAAGCG